CCAACGTGAACGACTACAAGTCGCTCTGACGCTTGACGCCAATAGTAAAACGCCCAAGAGCGGGCGGCTGGGTTCGCCCGGCCGCCCGTTTGGCGTTTACCAAGGAGCACTTGTGAAGTTTCGCGTTGGCAACATCGAGCACGATCTGCGAGTTGAAGCGGCGTTCTCTGTACCCCGCTTAGGCTTTCAAGACAACTTCTTCTGCACGATGCAGTCGCTGCTTCCGCTGAACATTCGCCCTACGAAGTTCACGGGTGCCTTTTGGGAACAGTGCCTAGATCGCGTCCTGCTGGACATGATTGAACGCACCGACTGGGTTCTGGTGGTGGACTTCGACAGCGTGTACGAGGCCGACACCATCCAGCGGCTGATGACGGCGGCCCTGATCAGCGGGTATGACGCCGTGGCCCCGCTGCAGACTAAGAGAGACGAGGGCGTGCCTATGTTCACGCCCGAGGGCCACGACGGCACCATTGGAACCGTGCAACTGCCAAACGCATGGTTTGAGGCGGTGATTCAGCCCGTTGAAACTGCCCACTTTGGCTGCACGCTCATTCGCTCGTCAGCACTCAAGCGGACGGCAACGCCTTGGTTTCTCGGCACGCCCCGGCCGGATGGGCACTGGGGTGACGCCCCTGCCGGCGAAGTGACGCGGACAGATCCGGATATTCACTTCTGGCGGCAGTTCAAGGCCGCCGGCAACACGCTTGGCATCGCCCCGCAGGTGGCGATTGGCCACGCGGAACTCAAGTTCACTTGGCCGGGAAGAGACCTCAAACCCGTCTACCAATCGCCTAGCGACTACTGGAACAAGGGTGGCCGCAGGCCGCCCGAGGCGTGGGGAAGCATCGAGCACGGAGAAATGAACGCATGAGAGATGACCAAGCCCGTATCCGGTTCGTGCGGCCCTACCAAGCGTACAGGCGTGGTGACGTGATCGTGATGGACAAAGGGCCTGCCAAGAGCCTTGTGCTGCATGGCTACGCCGTCAATCACGTTGAGGAGCAGCCATTGCTTGAGGTGGCGACCGTTGAGCACCGCGACGTGGAAACCGCAGACGCACCGCGTAGGAGAAAGCGCCGATGAGATACCGCAGCCTCGTACGTGCCACTGAGCCGGCCAGCAACCCGGTGACGCTGGCAGAGGCAAAACTGCACCTACGCATTGACTCCACCGACGACGACGCCCTCATTGGCAACCTCGTCACGGCGGCTACCCGCTGGGCAGAGGACTACTGCGACCGGACGTTTTGCAATACGCGGTGGCAGATGCGGGTGGATTCGTTCTACGGGGCCATCGGAAGCCCTGTGCAGTTCGGGTTGAAGGCGGACGGCAACAACATTGAAGGCCGGCAAGGCACCGTGCCGCAGTTGGATCTGGAGTTGCCACGTCCGCCGATGGTGACGGCCGGCACGGCCACCGCCGTCACGATCACGTACACGCCCGCCGTGAGCGGCACCACGGCCACACTGGACGCCACAACCTACCGAGTGGACCGTCAGGCCACGCCGGGGGTTTGTCGGCCGCTATACGGCCAGACGTGGCCCTCGCACCTCGTGGACCAGAACAGCGTCACTGTAACGTGGTGGGCTGGCTACTCCGCAGACGGCACGAGCGTCCCGGCCCCAGTTAAGTCCGCGATCTTGATGATCGTTTCGCACCTGTGGAGCAACCGTGACGCAGCCCAAGAATCGGCTTTGAACGAAGTGCCTTTTGGCGTCAAGGCGATGCTCGACACGCTGCGGTGGGGGAGTTATCGCTGATGACGCTTCCGGCTGGAAAAATGTGGACCCGCGTGACGATTCAGCAACCGTCTCCAACTGCGAACGAAGTTGGCGAGCCGGTGCTGACGTGGTCAACCTTCGCCACCGTGTGGGCTGACGTGCAGCCGCTGTCGGCTCGAGAGACTGAGCGGTACGCCGAAGCAATTGGCTTTATGAGCCACAAGGTTCAAATTCGTTATCTTAACGGGCTCACGTCAGCCATGCGGATTGTGTACCGAACCAGAGTTCTTGAGATCGGCCAGATAACGGAACAGGACAGGCTATGGCGTCAGGAAATAATCTGCACTGAAAAAAGGGACGCATCTTTCGTACCCACTGTCCCATCTGCTCCAGTGATTGAGGAGGCTAAAGACGAAGGGCCCATTTCTTGGACAACTCCCAGTGATGGCGGCTCTGCTCTCACGTCATACAAGCTCTACAGAAACGGTGCGCAGGTCGAGCCTGACGACCTAAACAATCCGTGGACGCAATCTAGTTGGGATACGTATGCAGTCGGGTCCGTAATGCAAGTCCGCGCCGTAAACGCCGTTGGCGACGGGCCGCTTTCAAATCCGGTTACGGTGTCATGAGAAACACGCCATGAGCCTTCCCGAAGCACCAGAAGCTTTTCTGTACGCCCGGCTGACGAGCCAGACGGCTGTATCGTCGCTCATCAGCACGCGAGTGTATCCGCTCATTGCCCCACAGGGCACGCCCCTGCCGCTTGTCGTGTACCAGCGGACTGCGGTGGAGCGTCCGCAGTCGCTCGCCGGCAACGTCGGCAATCCCGTGGTGACGCTGCAGCTGACCACCTACGGCACGTCGTACACGTCTGTGAAGTCTATTGCTCGAGCGGTACGCCTGGCGGTGGACGGCTGGACGGGCACGACGGCAGGCGTGACGATCCAGCGGAGCACGCTACAGACTGAGGCCGATGGCGTGGACTTGCCTGCCGATGACCAGATGCTGCCGTACTACTCGGTACAGCAAACGTTTGATTTCCGAATCAATGAGGCGACGTAATGGCACGCGAAGTCACGTTCAAGATCAACACGACCCAGAAGGATGCCCGCTGGCTCAAAGAAAAGGCGTTGGCTGCGGCCTTTCAGGTTGAGCCGTCTGAGGTGGTGGAGGCCGTAGAGCACGCACTGCAGCCTGCCCTGTGGGCTCTTCGCAAGAACGTCTCAACGGTCAAGGCTCGCACTGGCAGGCTTCGTGCATCGCCTGGGACTGTGGTGCGGAAATATGGTGGCAAGTCCAGGCTCACGGTTGTGGGACTTGTTGGCTACAAGTCAGGCGTGGCCCCGCACAGCCCGTACCTAGAACTTGGCACGCCCCCTCGTGCAGGCCGTGGGAAAGTTGTGGCCCGCCGGTTTGCGTGGCTGGCCTACTACCAGAACAAGGCGGCCATGAAGGCAACACTTCAAGCCAACCTTGAAGCCGTCATGCAGAATGCCATTGACGGCGTCGAGTAACTGCAAGGGTTGCCACGTCGTGGCCTAGTTTGTGAGTAGGGCTTTGCCGCCCGCAACTCACTAGGAGAGGCCACAATGCCAGCCGATTCGCAAGGCACAAACTTCGTTTTTGGCGGTTCGACCTACACCGTCACCAGCGTCACCGTCACCCCCGGCGGCGATCTCCTAGATTTCACGCACTTGGGCGTTGCCAGCGGCAAGAATCGCCTGTACCAAACGCCTGCCTTGCGAGATGACGAGATTAGCATTGAGTGCTTCGCGGCCACCAACTCAACGGTGACGATTGGAAGCACTGGCACGCTAAGTCTCGCAAGCGTGGCCTACACCGCCACCGTTTCTTCCGTGAGCGTTTCGTACGCCGTGGGCGAGCTCGTCAAAACCAGCTACACCTTCAAAGTGCAGTCGTAACGACGGGAGGCCGTCGTGGCGTTTGTCTCGCAAGGCACGACCGTCACTTGGAGAAGCACTGCGCTCTCTGAGGTGGTTTCTGTCTCGGTTGATGGCGTGTCTTCGGACGTTGTTGAGATAACGTCCAAGTCCTACCAAGGACGAGACAAGCGGTTTCGATCCGCAGACGGCGACTATGGCACCGTCACCGTGCGATGTCGTGGCACAGCGTCAATGAATACGTCGTACGTCACGACCACGGGCGCTCTTTCAATCATTGCGCCTGGTGCGACGTGGACTTCAAGCAAGTCCATCCTTCAGTCGCTTGCCTGGAATGCTAGCGTAGGCGAACTGCAGGAATGGACTGCAGTGTTCAAGATCACGGAGTAGCTATGCCATCCCTCACGAAAGACCAGATTCTCGCCGCTGACGATTTGGGAATGCTCAAGCTCACCGTGCCCGAGTGGGGCGGTGACGTGTACATCCGCGTGATGAGCGTGGGCGAGCGAGACGCATACGAAAACGAATGGATGCGAAAGAAAGAGACGGGCGTGGACGATTTCCGCTCAAAGTTTCTTGTGCGGTGCCTTGTGGACGAGAAGGGCAATCGGCTCTTTGACAACGGCGACGTGGCCCGGCTGGCGTCTAAGTCTGCTCGAGTAGTGAATCGAGTCTGGCAGGCCGCGATGGAGCACAACAACCTTTCCGATGAGTCGATTGAGGAACTGGCAAAAAACTGAGAGCCCGGCCAGACCGGGCCTTCCTGTTTCGTTTGGCATTAGCGACTGGCTGGACGTGGGAATACATCAACGCACTGCCGGTGACATTGCTGCGTGAGTGGATGGCGTTTGACAGGTATGTGGAACCATTCGGAAGAGAGTGGGAACAGACAGGAACACTTGCGGCGTTGACGATTGCCCCGCACGTCAAAGGCAGGACACCAAAGCCCGAAGACTTCATGCCGATTCGTCGGCCGCCGATGACAGGTGCCGAGATTGCCGCAGAGCTTGGAAAGCTAAGACCGCAACCACATGGCCAAACTTGACCTAGCATTTCAGCTGAGTGCAAACGCCGATGGCGTAGCAGCTGGCGTTGCGCAGGCAGACCGCGAGCTGTCCAAGGTTGGGGCCAGTGCGAAGGCGACGGCCGCTGAGTTTCGCCAGGCTGCGAAGATCACGGCGGAACTGCGGACGCCCACCGAGAAGTACGCCGACACGATCGGCAGGCTCGACGCAATGATGCAGAAGGGCATTTTGTCGCAAGAAGTTTACGGCAGGGCCGTTGCCAAGGCCGACGCCGAACTCAAGGCGGCCACCTCAAGTGCCGACGATATGGCTCGGGCGGCCAGCGTCACTGAGCGAGTCGTGAACGGGCTCAGCGGCGCGATTGGTGGGATTGGCGATGCCACCAAGAGCGTGGCCGATGCTGGAATTAGCGTCATTGCGTTTGGCAAAGACATTGCCTACACCTACGTCCAGTGGAAACTGTTCAGTGCCATCCGCAATCCAGCAGGGTTGAAGGATTTTGCCATCGGTGCTCTTAAGGGGGCCATGGCCGCCCGCATAATGATTTTGGCCGCCAAGGCTCTTGGCATCGGCCTAGCCCTCGGCGGCGGTGCCGCAGGCACTGCCGCAGCTGCTGTGCTCGGGCTGAGCAACCCGCTCATCGGCGGTGCATTGCTTGCGGTGAATCTTGGCAAGGCGTTCTTGAATGCCAAAGACCGGGCCTTTGAGATGGCCGCAGGAATCACTGCCGGAACCGTCGCGTTGGAATCGCTGAACGCTGAGCTCGGCCAGGTGCAGGCCCAGCAGGTGGACAACCTTGCCTTTGCGATGGAGGAGGCGACTGCTGCCGGCGAGCGTTCCGAGAGTGCTTTTGCCGGGCTGGCCGACGTGTTCGTAACGCCTTTCGTTGGTGCGTTCGCTGCCATTCAGTCTGGGCTTGCTGGCTTCACGGACGGCATCAGCGGCATGGTTGAGGGCATCACGTCGATTCTATCGCCAATCGCTCAGGTGATCGCCCCAGTATTCACGCTCATCGGCACGCTCGTGGAAGGCGTCCTGAAGTTTGTGGGCGTCATGGCTGAAGCCCTTGGCGTCGTACTCAAAGTCGCCGGGGCCGTTGTCCACACCTTCCTTTCGCCGTTCATTGTCGGCCTCACAAACGTCGTGGAAGCCATCCGCAGCGGGATGAATGCGGCATTTGGATACATCGGGGAGCAGATTGATTGGGCCAGCCAGAAGATCAAGGACTTCTACGCCTTCATGGCTAAGGTGCCAATCATCGGCCGGGCGTTTGCGAGCGGCGAAAGCCCTGCCGCCGGTGCGGCGGCCAATGCCGCAGAGGCACAAGGACCGGCCGAAGCCAAAGACACGCTTGATGCAGATTTGAAGATTTACAACGCCAGGCTGGCCAATCAGCAAGCGATTGCTGACGCAAACAAAAAGGCTGCTCAAGAACGCATTGACATGGAGCAGCAAATCTTTGAGGCACAGAGGGCCAACGAAGAATCAATAGATGCCGCACGGAAGAAAGCGGAGCAGGAGAAGTTTGACTTCGAAATGCAGCTGCTTGCCGCCCAACGTGAGAATGAGCAGAAGCTGATTGAAGCGGACCGAAAGCGGGCAGAGGACGCTGGCAAGGTTGACGAGAAGATGGCCGCTAAACAGGAAGACATCGACAAGGTAGTTGCCGAGCGTGCTGCCGCCCTCGGCGGCAAGTCCAACGAAGCACTTAAGGCCAACGACGTTCGCAGCAGCGAGGGCATGGCCCAGTTCCTGGCCCTAGCCACCGGCCGCGAAGATCCCGCCATTGCTGAGTACCGCAAGCAGACGCAGAAGTTGGACGAGATCCGTGCTGAGCTTCGGGCGCTGCAGACTGAGAAAGTCACCATTCTCAACGGGGCTGGTGCCTAATGGGAATCCTTTCCTACACCGAGCTCGCCACTGTCGCCGCTTCGCGAAAGTTTGGCGAAGCGCCCACCTTTCAACGCAAGTTCGTTGTTGAGGTGGATGACCCAACGACGCAACAGACCACGATTGCCAACGCTCCTGGCGTGTCGTTTCTGAGTCCACACCCAGAAGCGTCCTACTGCAAGGCGATGAACGTCAGCGTGAGCAACTACAACGGCTCGCGCTGGCACTACGAAGTGACGTGGGACTACGAACTGCCCAAGCAGCA